CAGAATGAACGTATGCAATCCAGTAATTGCTTGCGTCCTCAACCCAGAATGCTGCCCCGACCCCATTGCCGTGTGTTCCACCTGCTCCAGTAACGATCCCAATCGTTGCATCTGGATTTGGAATTTCTACCCATGCAACACCATCAGATTGCGTGTTCTTTGCAGCGTTAGAGTTAATCTCCCAATACGTTGGATTTTGCCACGGAAGATTTCCCGTGTCCGTAGAGCCAAGGGTGCCTTGGGCTGTATTTGACCTATTGAACGTATCGGCGACAGTAGCCATTAATAGGTCGCCTCCACCGTAACGGATAGGTCGGCCCCCGAAGATCCAGCGCTGACAATTTCAACCTGCAAGGTGTCCCCAATTGCCAAAGAAGTTACTGTGCTAAGGCTTGTTGACACCACCGCCTGCCCAACGCTTGCGCTTGTATTTGAGTTTGTTGACCCATTTTTGACGAGTCGGTATGTAACCGCAGATCCGGCATTGGCATATGCTCGAGCAGTAATAAGGGTCATGGCAACAGGGGCAATGAATCGCGGTGCCTTAACCCCGGCTGCGAGCGTTCCTGCAATATGGAATGAGATAGGCATGTGAATTGCATCAACTTTGGTGTAATGCGCAGAGCTCATCGTTCCAGCGGTGGACCCACTTGCCGCGTCAATAGATAAGGTGTTTCCCGTTTTCTGTAGCGGCGCGGTCGCAGTGATTTGGGCGGCACCAGTGAACTGGGTATAGACAACGTTGTCGGTGCCAATCTTTATTGCGCCAGTTGGGTTTGTTGATGTTCCTACCGCAGTCATCACAAAGCCCATGTTGGCATTGGTCGTTCCATTTAAAACAAAGACAAAGTCTCCCTGATTCAGCTCTCCAGCTGGGCTGTTATTTGCATCATCTGCTCGGGTAAGCACCCACGGTGTGCTCCCATCACCAACAGTTGTTACCTTGTATACGCCGTTCTCAGTCGCCGTTGTCTGATTTTTGACCAGAATGCGATCATTAAGCGCTGCGGAGTACGAATCAATGCTAATTGCACCGTTTGATGATGCCGTCAGAATGGCCCCTATTCCAAGTCCGCCAGACGCGTCCGAAGTTCCTGCGGTATATGTCGCAGAAAGGTTTGCGGTCGTTGCGGCCTTCACGGCCTCATGAGCGTGGATTCCGGATGAGATATTGTCGGCATATTGCTTGGTGACAGCTTGCATTGCGCTGCTTGGATCAGCTCCAAGCGTGATTTGGTTAACTGCCGTATTACTGCTGCCGTCCCGAAGAACAATCGTGTTTGCGGTGGAGGATGCCGTTGCGGTGGTCTGGGCATTGAGAACGGTCAGTGTGTTGCTATTTCCATCAATTGTTTTATTAGTCAAGGTCTGCGTGTTGGTTGTCCCAACAATTGCACCCGTTGCCCCGTGCGTTGCAGTCAGTCCAGCATGGGTTGAAATCTGTGATGTAGCGTCTGCGGCAGCTGCTGATATTGCATCAGACTCTGCCGTGTCTGCTTTTGTCTGTGCGCCGCTTGGGGTTTCAGTGGCATAGGCAAGCGAGTTCCATGCCGTTGATCCATCACCTACCTTAAACTGCTTGGTGGTTGTATCAAAAGCAATTTCACCAGACGCCAACGTTGGATTGGCACTAGACCAATTCGCTGACGTATCTCGCCTAGGCTTAATTAGATTTGCCATTTACTTGAATTCTTTCCTTTGCCAGAAGAATCTGCGATACACAGATGCAATATGGGTTCTGAACTTCAATTCTGCGCGCTCATGTCGCTCAAGAGTTTCAGCATCAGCACCAATTTGCATTTTCCATGATTCTCGTTTGAACGGGAATGCTTGTACGACTGGGGTTCCAGCTGGGATAACACCCTCCCACTCCTCTTTTTCAATGACAAATGGGAAATTAACCGCATTGGTGTATACATCGGTATCCACCACGCCTGGGAGTGCTGTGAAATAACCATTAGGATTATTCATTGGTGGCAGGAAAAGGGTGGAATATCCTGGTGGCGTCTCAATTCTCCATGGATTGATCCACTTGTGAACATCCCTGCCGCGAAACAGCTTGGCAAGTGGGTGCTCATTCGCCTGGCCAAAAGCGTGTCCCTCAACCGCTTTGACCTCTGAAACGCCCGGTCGCCAAGAGAATTGCCATCCACCAACATCGTTTGGATCATTGTCGGCTTTTGGCTTGTCAATTTTGACGTATACGTCTTGATGGGTGAGTAAAACGTATCCAAGCGAAAGACTTTCAAGAATAGGAACACATCGCTTAATTGTAGAGTTGTAATCTGCAAGCGATGACACCCGCTTCTCCTCTGGGGCAGCACCGTCAAACCCGCCATACGCGGGCATTTTCTTAAACCATTCCGGAAGCTCTTTGCCGATTGGTCTTGGCCAAAATTCCTCAACAACCTTGACATCGGCTACGAACTTTATAATCTTATCTTTAGACACTATGCGCTCCCTCCATCAATGGTTGCGTTGCTAATGTCAATAGCATACCACGAGAGGTTCCCTGCGCCATCCGTCTGAAGAACCCTTCCGTTCATTCCAGTCTGAGACGGCAGAAGCGCATTTGCCGCTGCTGCGGCGGTGGTTTGCCCCGTGCCGCCATAAGCGATGCCTACAGCGGTACCCTGCCAAACTCCGGTGCCAATTGTGCCAACAGAGGTAAGCGATGATCCTGTCACGCCGGAGCCAAGCGTGCTTGCTGACAATACGCTTGTATTGTTAATTTTATAATCTGATCCAGTTGGAAGGTCAAGTGTTGTGTTTGTAATTGTTGCGGCAGTTGCTGGTGATGTTGATCCATTCGGAATTAGCAGCACTTCCATCTTTCCGCCTAGCGCGGAGTCAGTCATGTTCTCAGTGGCTGAAACCCTAATGGTTGCCGACGGGCTTGACCCGTATCCAGTTGCCCCGTATCCGAACGCAGCAACTTCGGCCATGATGTCACCAGATTGTGTTGCGGTTGGCGAGGCGGCTGTCCCGCGAGATACTCGAGAGACAAGCTTGCCGTGTATAGATGTTCCATGGGCATCAAGAACAATTGTCGTATCTTGACCGTCAGCGCTCACCGCTTGGATTCTTGTCTCTGAGGTAAGCCCACCAAGACCTTGTGGGGATCCTGCGTTGTTGTCAATTGTGACAGTGCCAGTCAAAACCGCGTTTGCAGCATTTGGATACGGCGGCGTTAGCCAGCTGAGTCCAGTTGCCTCACCGGAGTCCGCTACAAGGAGTTGCCCGTTTGATCCAACTGAGCGAACAGATAGCGTGTCATTTGCCGTACCTGCGAGAATATCGCCTTTTGCATTAATGATAGTCGGCTGCACTGCCGTAGTTGCAAGCCCATTTGCCGCATAGGCGATATCGTAGGTTGTCTTTACAGCGAGCGGGGTTGCCGCCTCTGTTTCCGATATGCTGCTCGTTGAATTGCTAAACTGAACAGCAACACCTGTGCCATCAATTGTAAGTCCAGTTCCAGTATCAACTGAGACAACTAGCCCACTGACCGTAATTCCGCTTCCAGCAATAACGCCAGTGTATTGGTACCAGTCTAAATCACTTGTGCCAATTTGATGCACTCCAGAGGTTGGCCCTTCTGAAATCAGAACAAATCCAGTCAGGTCATTGGTTGCACCATAGATACAAAAGACAGCATCGCCAGAAGAAACCTGTCCTGCGACATGATTATCCGAGTCTGCGGAGCGAGTAAGAACCCAATAAGTAGAACCGTTCCCTGCCTCTGTAATGTCATAGATTCCATTATGGACAGCATTTGCCTGGTCTTTTACTAGAATCCTGAATCCTTCGTTGCTGTTTGTCATGGTTACTCCATCAATGACGAGAGCACCATACGTTGTTGCAGTCAGCGTTGCGCCAACACCATAACCGCCGGACGCGTCTGCAGTTCCCGCAGCGTAAGCGGGGCTGTTTGGGAGCGCTGCTGCGGTTGCGTAGCTAACAGCCCCGTGCCAGTTCATTTGCGGAGCATATGCGTCTACGTATGCCCTAGTAGCAATGATTGAAGTGTCTACTGCAACCGCATTAGACGTGACGTTAATTCCAGTTCCACCAACGACATCCAGAGTCGCTGATCCGCTAGAGGCTCCTCCGGTAAGTCCGTCTCCAGCGATAACAGCCGTTATGTCAGCGTCTGACCCACTGGGCGTGGTGACATCAACCCAGTTTCCTCCAGAGCGAACGTATATGCGCTTACCCATTATTCACCCACCAGAGCTGTAATCTCTGCCTCAGTCAAGCCAAGAGCGGTCAGTTTTTCGCGCGCGCTGACCCTGTTAAGCTCTGAGCTCAACGAAACAGCAGGCTCTGGGGCGATCCATTCATCGCCATCTTTTTTCCAACCGATGCTTACGCCATCCGGGGCAATGATCATAGTCATTCCTTCAGGCGCAGTCCATTCAGACTCCTCGTCCCATACAATGATATTCTCTACAATATTCTGGTTGTTAATAATTAAAAATTTAGTCATTATTTACCTCACCAAGAAATCACTATGCAATATCCATCTCCGCCAGTCCCACCAGTGGCACCAGAACTGCCGGCATATCCACCAGCACCCCCACCGCCACCACGGAAACCGTTTCCACCAGCACCTGGCGTCGTGGTGGACGATCCACCACCTCCGCCATCTCCAAAACCAGTTGCATTTGATCCTGCGGCTCCAGCAGTTGCTCCACCACCAGCGGCTCCTGCACCAAGTGCGCTAGACTTTGCAAACCCAGCACCACCAGCCCCGCCGCCAGCCGCACCACTACCTGTTGAGGATGAGTTTCCCCCAGCAGCGGGTCCATAGTAATTTGGAATCTGACCAGTTACGTTATTGGAGTTTCTTGCTGCACCCGCTGTAATAGTGGTTAGAAGTGAAGTTGTAGTAGCTGAAGTGCTGACAAGCACACCGCCAAGGCTAATCTGCGACACGGCATCTGTGTTGCCAGCGTTCTTTGCCCCACCCCTTCCACCAAGGGCAACAAGAAGAGATCCGAAAGATGTTTGTCCTCCATCATTTCCATTTGCCTGGTTTCCACCTGTCCCCCCAGCACCAATAGTTACTGAGTAAGATGATGATGGAAGGTCTGCTGCAGCAAACATTCTAGTTGAGACCAAACCGCCTGAACCTCCATTTGCCATTCCGGCACCGCCCTCCCTTCCTGCACCGCCACCACCGGCACCAACAACCATCACATATGCTGCTGACATTCCCGCTGGCTTTGTCCACGTTCCGCTTCCAGTGAACTCTTGCACATCTACAGCGGCTGATGCCACAGCCCATTTAATTCCAAACGCCGCTGCGGAGTCTGCCGTGAGCACATATCCATTCGTTCCGACCTCAAGCCTGCCGAGGGTATCTGCTGCAGAAGCGACGATGAGGTCACCCTTTGCATCTACGAGTGACTTGGCAATCGCACCGTTGGCAAGGTCGTATGCTGACTTGACCGCAGTTGCGCTTGCCGCAACCGTGCTCGATGTGGTGCTTGTTGAGTCGGTGATTGAGGTGACCGATGCAACCTCGTCATCGGAGTCAATCCAGATGTCGCCATCGTTTGGGCTTACTGGAGCATCAGATTGGTAATAAACGCCAGATCCGCCAGCACCAGAGCCGACCTCAACCCATGCCGCCCCCGTATACACGTAGATCTTGTCATCTGACGTGTTGTAGTAGAGGTCGGCTTCCGCCGGGGACGCAGGGGCGCTGCTGTACCGCGGAAGATTTAGTTTGTTAAGTAGCTTTGGCATCGGGCCCTCCTAGCGGGGGTTTACCCGATTATAACAACCCTGTACTGGTTGCTGGTTGGGGCCTGAGCAAAGTCCAGAACAACGGTGCCGTTTGGTGTTCCCGTGGTCAAGCCGACAGTGATGTCTGGGTAGACCTGCTCACCGTTGGAGACCTGGAACACCTGAGCGGTAACCCAAATGTTTCCAAGACCGTGAGACACGGTGATCGTCGTGGCGCTTCCGTCTCCAACAGTGGCGGTGTACTTAGACGTTCCGCCAAGGGCCGCGAGGGCTGAGGAGGCTGTCGTCGCGCCAGTACCACCGTTTGCGATGGCAAGTGCGCCTGTAACCGCCGCGCTCTGCGCGAGGTTGATTGCGCCAAATGCTGGGGCTCCACCGGCTCCTGGGATTCGGAAGACCTGATCAGCAGATCCTGCAGCGGTCTGTGTAATCCCGCTTGTGCCGTTACCGAGCAGTACGCCGTTGCTGGTGAGTGTTGACTGACCAGTACCACCGTTGGCAACTGGCAGTGTGCCAGTGACTTCGGTGGTCAGCGATACGGTGCTTGCGGTCGTAAGTGCATCAGTGCCGCCAGAGGACTTGACGAATCCTGCGGTGAACGTTGCAGCGCCCGTACCACCACGAGCAACACCAAGAGTGCCGCTTGTGAGCTTGTCGGTGCTGTGGTTTGGAAGATCTGAAGCGACAAGTGAGCGGAATGACGGGGCAAGAGGACCACCAGTTGATGGACCAGCGAAGACTAGATTGTCAGCAACGCTGCTTGCACCAGTACCACCGTTTGCAATCGCGAGTGTTCCGCTGACGGTGTCTGTTCCAAGCTCAACGGAGCCAGCCGCCATCTTTGCGGATGTAATGCCGTTGTCCTTGACTTCAATCTGATTGCTGCCGTTGATGCCGATTGTGCTGTTATCGTACTTGACATCAAACTCAGATCCCGTAAGCGAAAGCGCGTCGCCAGCGGTGAATGTTCCACCACCGGAGAATTGCGTGAAGGCAAGTGGGGTCGTCCCGATGGTGATTGTCCCGGTTGTAGTAAGAACCCAACCAGTTCCACCGTTGACAGTACCGTACTCAACAAAAGTGAATGCTCCAGTATCAACCGCAGGCGTCCCATCAAAGTCATCGGCTCGCGACCATGTGCTTGAACCAGAGACGTAGATACCATTCTCTGAGGCAGTGCTCTGGTTCTTGACGAGGACTCGTTGACCAGCTTCAATAGTGTGTCCGTCAATTGTGAGCAGACCGCTGAGGGAGGCAAGGTTTGCAGTCGTTGCAACATGCACTGATTCCTTGACATCAAGACCCTGGGCTACTGAATCAACATACGCCTTGGTCGCAGCATCAGTTGCATTGGTGGTCGTTCCGCTGAGGATGACCATGCGTGCATCAATATCTCGAGCGGCGAAGTCTCCATCGGCATCTCGCTTGACCAGCGTGCTAGCGGTATTGTTATCGGTTGCGCCATTGACAAGGTTGTAATGGGCGGACGACATTGAGCCAGCGCTGTCGCTGTCTGCGGCATCAATGCTAATCGTTGCAACGCCACCGGAAACGCTAACCTGAATCGGCGCGGTTCCCTGAAGACCATCAATTGATCCAACCGACTCCCAGAGGGAGCCGTTGTAAACCATGAGGCCGACTGGGCCGTCATTGATATCTGAGTTGTAGTAAATCTGACCCGTAACCGGCGACGATGGTGGGGTGGCAAGAACCTGAACGGCTGCATTGCGCAGCTCATTCTTCTGTAGGTCTAGGAAGCTGCTAAGCGTTAGACTCGTCAGGACCTTCACGGGCGTCTCCTCAGTTTAGGTATGCATAGCCGCTAAAGGCGGCGGCAAAGGTTACTGTAACCTGATTGTCGGAATCGTACAATACTTCCCCGATCTGGACATTACCCCCACTATCTACAATTGTCACCGAGGGCTTGCAGTTCAGGTTGTGGGTGATCGTCCAGGTGGCCGAGGCGGCTGCTTGGCTGTGGGTATAGGTTCCATGGGGGTTTCCAGCCGCCCCGCTTGAGACCGTCAGGTCGTTGGCGGCAGGGCTGGTTACGGATACGTTGCGGTTGACCTGCGTAACGCTTACTGGGCTCATCGTGTTACCTCCGCAGATACCTCAAAATCGCCGCCAAGAAGCTTGGTAACCGCCCCAGCGCCACTAATGATCTCAAGATCATATACATAAGATCCAGGCGGTATGGTTGAGAGCGCCGCAGCCGTAATGGCTAAGTCAATAACCCCGCTAGCGCCGGTAATGGTCATTCCGCTGGTATTGGTGAATGTCATAACTGGGGTTGCGGAGCCAGCAAACTTCCTCACCTGCATCCTCGATGTGTACCCGGTCAGGTTTACTGCGTTACCGGCATCGTTTGTGTAGGTGATGGTTGTAGCGTAATCGCTACCCTGCTCAACGGACATGTCATAGGTGGAAAGTGCCATGCCGCGATTATAGCCTGAGAGAACCGCCTACTCTATGGGCTTCTTTTCTACGGAGCTCTTGAGCGGGAGGGGGCTTATTGGGCGCAGGGGGCATGATATATCCCAGCATCTGGCAGTGATATCATCCACCCTCTTACCCACGCAAGAATAGCAAAACTTTGCCACCGACTTACGATGCTGGTAGAGGGCGCCCAAATCTTCGGTTGAGAGCACGCTGTTGATGGCGTGTATTCGTGCCCAAGCAATGTCGTCGTCTGTCGGGATAACCCCGCCATAGAAACGCTCCTTTGCCCAGTACGGCTTTTTGCTTCTTGCTTTACCAGCAGCAATAAACACTGCATTCAAACTGACCCCAGCTTGGCTGGCCCAAGCCATGCAGGCCTCTTGGAAACGCTTGGTTTCTGGGCAGTCATTTTTACGTGGCCATTTTCGTCTTGGCATAAGAGAATTCTAGGCGATGCGCAAATTTCTTGCAACTTGCCGTCAAGGGCAGATTATATGGTATAGTGAAGATATGGCACAAATTGGAAGACGCACCAAAGATGCGCAGGCACAGCTTGAGAAAGACATTAACACCCTGCATTTCAGTGGGGTAAGCGCCAGTGAGATTGCACTCAGGCTTGACCTAAAACCAGATACAGTTAAGAAATACATTGCCAAAATGCGTAAGCAGGCCCTTGAGGATGCGATTGGGCCAGTTGACAGCAAGATTGAGCTCATTGAGCGGGCAAATAGGATTGCAAAAGCAGCTGCTGGCGGTCATGCCTCCGCAAGGGAAAACTCTTATAGCGGTCAAGTGGCATTTCTCAAGCTTCAACTTGAGGTCATAGATCGCCTTGCCAAGCTCACTGGTGCATATGAAGCATCTAAGGTTGAGCTTACCGGACCAAATGGCGGTGCCCTGCAAATGCAACTCGTTGACCATGCAATTGATGGACTTAGCGCCGACGATCTTGCCAAGCGGCTAAGAAACTGGGCCGACGCTCTAGAGGAGGGAACCGATGGACAGCAAGCAGTACCGACTGTGGCTGAGGGAACAAGCGAAAACGTCTGACGCCGCCTTTGCGGAATACGTCAGCAACCTTGTATTTCCAAAACATCTCAGGGAGATGGAGCGCTTCCTAGACAAGAACGACCGCGCGCTTGTGCTCATGCCCCGAGGCCATGCCAAGACCACCCAGCTTATCCATCGAGTTGCCCGCCTCATCGGTGTGAGTCAAGGAAAAATACGGGTTGGAATTCTAACGTCCGTGCTGTCTGATGCCCTTGCCCGCTCGCGTGCCATTAAGGCAATTATTGAATCACCGCACTTTGCTGAGATCTTTGAGTGGGCGAGGGATGGGGTCGTCGGTCCTAAGTGGACAGATGAGGTATGGACAATCAAGGGGGCGAACATGGGCAAAGATGCAACATGCTTTGCTGACGGACTTGGATCAATCAAGCCGGGCGCTCGTTTGGACATCCTGATCGGCGACGACATGGTCGGCATGAAGGAGAATGCCACTGCGGTACAGCGACAAAAAGCTGCTGATACATACTGGCAGGTCGTTGACCCAATGCTTGTGCCAGGCGCAAAACGATGGTATATCGGAACTAGGTGGCACGAGGACGACTTTTATAACGACCTCAAAGAGAAAGGCACGCCTGTCATGCTTAGAAGGGCAGTAGAGGGTGAAAGCATCCTCTGGCCAGAAATGTACACCGTTGCTGACATGGAAAAGAAGCGCGAAGAGCTTGGAACGCCAATCTTCATGCTGCAGTTCCAGAACGACGTACAGGCAATGGGTGGAAACATTTTCCGATATGACCGATTTAAGTACGTTGATGCCGTTCCGGCTGGTGCTCGTCGTGTTGGGATTGACCTTGCGTCCTCTGCCTCAGAGCGCAGCGACTACACCTCGTGTGTTGAGGTTGTTGAAGATGCAGAGCACAACCTTTATGTGGTGGGTGCGTGGAGGGCGAGGCTTGCAGAAGGTCATCGTGACTGGTTAACGGGAATCAGTCGTGACGGTGATTTGGTCGCCGATGACGGGCCAAGGCTGCTTTGGCCACAATACCTAGTCCCAAACCCACCTGAGATCAACGATAGCGCAAGAAACCTTGAATCGGTAAACATTGAAGCGGTGCAGCATCAGAGCACATTTGTGCGCGAGGTTCTTGGGACCACCAATCTTCCTGCTCGGGCGGTTCGTCCCGATAAAGACAAGGTAACAAGGGCACGAGCGCTTGCCGCTCGATATGAGGCAGGGAAGGTGTACCACCTCAAAAGCGCACCCGGCATCAGGGATCTAGAGGTTGAAATGGCATCTTTCCCAAACGGGGAGCATGATGACCTTGTGGATGCCCTTGTCTATGCTGCTGACCTCAGTGGCAGCAGTTTCTACTTCACGGCAGCGAAGACGGGTAGTAGGTTCTAATTCCCAATCAGCAAGGAGTAGGCTGATTTCCCATTAAGACGTGCATCAATCAAATAAGGACGAGCTGCTGTTTGCATCATTTTATCAGCAGCTTGTCTTGTTGTAATTCCGTCTCGGCTTGCGATGAATGCAACTGCACCGCTGATTATTGCCGTTGTCATACTTGTCCCGCTCCACTGTACCCTGTCACCGTTTTTATCAACCCCGTCTACCGCTGTTCCTGGCGCCCAAATATCAACACAACTGCCGTAATTAGAGAATATTGACCGAAGATTTGTGTTATCGTACCCAGCCACCGTAATCGCCGCTGGAACCCGTGCGGGAGTTTTCTCGCAGGCATCGGTGCTCTCATTCCCAGCCGCCACTACAACTGGCATTCTTTCCGCAAGCGACGCAACTACAGCATCAACACTTGCTTTTGCCGGCCCCCCCAAGCTCATGTTGACCACTGATGTTTCTGGGTCTGCCATTTCTGCAACGATTTCAACTGCGGCAATAACATCTGCTGCTGTGCCAGACCCCTCGCAGTTGAGGGCTTTGACGCTTACAATATCAGCCGCTGGGGCCACCCCATATTCGGACCCCGCAGCAATACTTGCTACAACCGTGCCGTGACCGTTGCAGTCTTCCTCGCCAACACCGGTATCAATAACATAAATAGTGATTCCTTCCCCAGCATTTTCATTTGCAAGAGGTACTTTATCAAGTCGCCAGTGCACCTGATTTATCCTATCTAACGCCCATCCTTCTTTATATCCTTGTTTCCATGTTTTTACCGCTCTGAAATCTCGTTTTTGAGCGGGCTTGTTTTTAGCGATAACAGTATTTACTGATGATATAGAGATAATCACACTAGCTAATGCAGCAATGACAACCCTTACTTTTGATCCCATTTCTTAATAACCTTCACTTTCTTACATTTGTGGCACATGGCCTTCTTAAATCTTGGGTCAATTGTTCCCGGATAACCATCCATCACTTCATCGGAGATCTTTGATTCGCATTGCGTGCAGTGCCAGCCGTTGAGTGGTCGCCCACGGGAATCAACGACGAGATTCTTCGCGTCCGCCATCTTCCTGCTCCCTTTCATATTCCTCAACAATCTCAAGCGCTCGCTTGAGGCCAGCAATATACGCCAGCCGTGAAAAAAGTTCAACCTTGCCTCTCTGGCTAACGCCAATCCCCCGCAGTACAGGGGTGGTGTCCCCAGAGACGGCATGCTCAACGAGCTTGCGAAGACGTTCAGAGGCGCTCATCGGATACCCCGTCTGTTAATCCATCCAACGGAAGATGTCAATAGGTCGTTAAGGTCTAGTGAGGTTAGTACGACATCGTAGCGTGTCCCGTCAACAATCATCTCCATATCGCTCTCATAGTATGGATCTCCCTGTTGGGGTTCCGTGAGCGTAATCTTGCAGCCATCAACCCCATGCACCGCTGATGCAACCTCCATCATCTCCATGGCGATTGTTTTTAGATCTTCATTGTTGACAAGAGGGATTGTATGTGTGTTGCTAAGTGCAAATGACTTTGCTAGCCATGCTCCGGTTATTCGGTTGGCTGCGGGAGTCGGTTTGCGATATCGGTCAGAAAACCAATCCAGAACGTCGCTGTTCCTACGGCGTCGTCTGCCGTTTGGGCCAATCCGCTTTTTACGACTGTGTCTGTGACCTGATCCCATATCGCCCATCGGTAGCCTACCCCTTCTTCTGCTCGCTCGAGTTTCCAGATTTCATACCGCGCTGTGCTTCCCATCGGTTATACCCAATCGCCTCCATTGCTAATAGGATTCCATCTCGTAGACCACGATGATATGCATCGTCGCCTTCCTGCGCTTGTGCCCATGCTGTTGCTGAGTGCAACGCGCGCATTCCCTCTCGGATCGCGTCAATGCGAGCCTCTTTCCTTGCGGCTTTCAAAGCCTCAATGAACTGAGGATTCACTTCTTTGGACGCTCTGGCAGATCGCGCTCCATTGGTGCCCCCCATAGACCGCGCTGCAGCGCAACGGCGATCAGCGCATAGTTGGCAATATCAAGGAGTGTGTCTGCAAGAGATTCATATGTGCTTTCGTCAAGCGGGTCAAGGATAACTTGACCATCAACGATCTTGCCTTGCATGAACTTGCGCGCGCGGGCAATCTTGTCGTTGCCGATACGGCTAATAACTCCGTGCAGACCAAGCTGCTCAATGTTGGAATCACCGTACCGTGCTTGCTTTTCGCACAGCAACTCATATGCTTCGTTGTAAATCTTGGCGAACGTCTTCTCAAACGTCTGCTCGTCATCCTTGTAAATCGGATACTCCAAAGGCTCCATCAAGCCCCCCTTTCTATGAGCATCGTAGATCCTAGTGGCTAGGTTGTCAAAAGCGCCCTGCGAATACCTTCCTCAAGCGTGATTCGTGGCTTCCAGACGTGGAACGACAGGGTTGGGTCAGCCACCCGCCAGAACACACCAACTGGCTTGTCGGGATGAGTCTTGATCTCTGGCTTATAGCCAGCCTCTGAGCAGACCAGGTCCGCCAAGGCAAGGAATGATGTTGGTCGTCCGGTTCCAATGTTGAGCGGATCACGATAATCCTGCTCAATCGCCGCATTCACGGTTTCAACGATGTCGCTGATGTGAACGAAGTCGCGAGTCTGCAGACCATCACCCCAGACTTCAAACGGGTCCGCCTTGCGGCGTGCACGATCAATGAATGATGGGAACGGGTAGTCCAGCGCTTGATCCTCTCCGTATCCAGAGAACGGGCGGAAGATGTGGGTCTTGACCCCTTCGGCGGCCGCAAACTGAGCAAGGTACTCACCCGTGAGCTTTGACCATCCGTAGGTAAAGTCTGGACTTCGGACATCGTTGAGGTTGATCATGTGCTCCGAGAGTGATACGTGATCTTCCCGTGTCTGGAGCTCAATCGGGTAGGCGGCTGAAGATGAGAAGTACACAACTCGTCGCTGCTTTGTGCGGATCGCCCACTGCCACATTTCCGCGTCAATGGACAGGTCAACCGCTACTGAGAGTGGATCCCCCTCAATCTTGGCTCGTCCGCCAACGACAGCTGCAAGGTGGATCACAAGATCCCATTGGATATCGTCTTTTCTAAAGAAGTCCCTTGCATCCCGAGGCATGTCGGCAGTGATGTCAACCCCGAACACTTCATGACCAAGATCACGATAGTACTTCGTGAAGTGCCGACCGACGAATCCCTTGTGACCGGTAATTAGGATTTTCATGCGAGCACCTTGGCGACGTCTTCTGCCATCGCTGTAGAAACATAGAGCTCGTATGCTACTCGATCGCTTTCATAGACGTGTGGCGCATTGACTTCCTGATACTGAAGATCGTTGACCGCCTTTCCGGCAAGGTAGTGAAGGTGCTCAACAATGACATCGTCTCGGTACTGTAGGTTTCCAATGGCATCACCAAAATCTCGCCAAAAGTTGTCCATATACATATGGACGAGCGTTGGCGGAACCATGTATCCAATGCGGCGCACGATGCTGGAAGAGAGAACAACTGCTGTCGGCAGGTTCTTTCCCTGCAGGAGATCGTTGCCGTAGGCTACGCCGGGCTTGTCTCCAATGGCATCGCAGAGCTGCTGGTCCCACCCCTGCGTGCGCGGTCGGTGATCGTCGCCAATAAATCCAAGGAAGTCGTACTGATCGGCATACTTCTTCGCGAGAAAGTTGAGTGTGCCGCCCATGCGCATACGCGGGTTAATCTCCGCCTTTGCGAGCACCTCTGGCGAATAGACACTTTTATCGTCGTCATCTAGGCCAAAGAGAATGTCAGAGCAGACTGACTTTTCCGTAAACTCTTTCAAGACCTCGTCACATGACTTTGGTCGCTTGCGGCTTGGAACGATCAGGAGCATGCGGCTCATGAAACACCCACTTTCTTGGCAATCAGCCAACTCACCTCATCATCGGAAAGCCGGATAAACACATCCTCCCCATCGGCGATGGTGACGGCATACGGCTCTGCGTCATCTGGGCGACGCTGGTCAAGGCTGATTGACACAGGAAAGGATTGAGCGTACAAAAAGTACACTGCCCATACCCGGTCTGTTGGAGCCCCTCCCCGATCTGTCATAACAAAAGCATACACCATTGGGAATGGTCTATGATGTTCGGGACCGCTGGGTTTATCCTTTCTCCCAGCGGTCACTACTTTTTCAGTAGGTCGGCAATCCCTGTGACTGGATCTGGGTTGATTGGCTGAGCAAACTTCTCCTCAGCCTCCGCATCGTGGCTCTCGTGGTCGTCATTTTCATTGCGGATCAACAGGTCTTCTCGTGCATCCCAGATCGCCTTGGCGAGGCACTCATGACGACGGTAGACGATGGTCTGATAGGTGTCAGAGTGGGGAACCACGCCGTACTCGTTCGGCTCTGGCCACTGGTGCTGGGGTAGGTCTTTCACGATGGCAATCCCCCATACCCCTTCTGGGCTGCGCTCAATCAGCCAGATGCGTTGGTACGCCCGGAGATCGCGATCAAGCAGTTCCAACTGCTCATCAATGGAATAGTTACCAAAATGAACCACAGGGCCTGTCATCTTTTCCTCCTAGTAGTAGTCTGAGCACGAAGCGAAATACCCGCACTCGCAGACTAGTTTACAGCGTCGCTCATCCATTTTGGCACCGCAGTTGGCGCACGTCAAGATGACCTCCTCGGGGTCCGGCTGAACCTCCTCTGGTATTGACACTTGCTTATCTTGGTCCATACTACTCCTTATGAAGCGCAGAAAAGCATTTCGGGTACCAGAAGAACATCGAGGGGAGCCACCAGCTTCTCGCGATGATGTTCGCCTGCGCTGGGTCAGCGATGGCTGGCTGTGGGGCCCGATCTGCCCGCAAGACCACCTCCACGGCGGATTGATTGACCTTCAAGGGTCCTCCAAGTGGTATTGCCGACATCAGGGGCACATGGGGCGCGGGGTATACACCGAAGATCAGTTGATAGACATTGAGTGGGGGCGACTCACTTCCGTCGCACAATCCCAAGAAATATCGCCACTCCAGTCAGAAGAGCACCTACCGTAATCGCTACTCCGACGGAAACGGTAATTGCCACGGTTGCGATTGTGTTCACAACAAACCACAGCAGGTCACGAAGTCTTTTCATTGATCCTCGGCATCGTTTCCCTTAATCCCTCAATCGCTGCCATTAACGACCAGGCAACAGCGTTATCGTGGCCAGACTCTTCTCGGATGGAACGAACGGTTCCCATAAGCCCAGCGATGATCGCCTCAGCCTCATCACGAGTAGACACACGCCCAGTCGCCCTTCCGAGCTCAAGCATTTCCTCCCGTGTTGGTCCTGACATCAGATCCCAAACGCCTGCGCGATAAGGAAAATCCCAAAGACAAGGAACACCCCAAGGACGAAATTGACGTAATTTCCTAGGACGTTTGTGCTTTGAGTGCTTGGCGTGACGCCGTACTCAAAGTATGTCTTCGTCACGACCCTCTTCGCTGAGAGCTTCCGTGGTTTTGCGCTCATTTGTCGCCTCCAGTGGACTCAATAGGAATCTCGCCGGTACCGTGTCCACATACGGCGAGACCTGCACCCTTTCGGTGCCAAGCTCAAAGTGCTGAGAGATTCTCTCCCAGAACTTCTCGTTTTCATTCCAGTTTCGTAGCCAGAACCATCCATCCGGTGCAGGCCTGTCTGGAATGCGCACTGACAATCGGGCAAACGCTGCCCCCATATGATCTGTCACGATCATTGTGTCTCGGTCTTGGGTGAACTTGTAGTTCTCACCGTCAACCTCAATCCATCGTTCTCGTATATGCCACTTTCCAGTCATCTCTTTTAGATACTCCAAAGAGTTGCTCACCTGCATCCACTCCTTACGCCGACCCAGTTTGCTGGTGGCGGGAAGTCGCTAGGATACCACGGCATTGCTTCTGGCGGCCAGCACGGGATCCATGTCCATGAGTCACGCTCAACACAAGACTCAACATAGCCTACCAGCGTTCCATCTTCATCGTAATAAATTGGTCGCGTTGTGCAGACTGAGGTCTTGATGAATGGCTCTGTTCCCCTTGACGCAATCTCAGCGGCAAGCCACGCTCGGTCTTGAGCCTCTTGTGTTTCCGCCCATTCCTGGATCTCCTCCGAAGTCCTGCGAGAGAACCATGTGTCTTGAAGGACTTCATCCGGAGTCGGTGTTGGGACTGAGATTGGATCCGGAGTTATCTCTGGGGTTGCCGTCGGGCTTGGCGTTGGATCAGGCGTGGGCTCTGGCGTAGGTTCTAGGGTTGGTTCTGGCGCGGGCTCTTCTAGGGCAATGCTGGTCGGCTCTGGTGATGCTCCTTCATCCATGCCGTATGTCCTGTTTGCCGCAAGCGCAAGAAACGGTAAAAGAACAGCGACCGAAAGCAGGGCAAAGACGAAAGCTCGTGCTAGACCTGTAGTATTCATGGTCTTACAAACTACTTGCCACGATGTTGTCGCCTAAGATTGTAAATTTGTTATATCTACTTTTCTTGAGGGTGTTAATAAGGTTGTCTCTGCGAACCTTGTCATCTTGCCAAGCTTCTAGCAAAATCATCGGGTGGCTTGCTGCAATGGTTTGCTTGGCCCCATCAAGAACTTCCCCCTCCATACCCTCAACATCAATCTTTATCATTTTTACGTTTGCAAAATTGTAACTATCAATTGCAGCGATCTTGACCTCTATTGCTCTTTCTGCTGGAATATAGTAAGAGTCAATATTGGTCGTGCATTTATTGGCTCCAGGGTTCGTAGCCAAGCGGTAATCTACCTTGTGGCAAGTTGCTGTTCCGGACGCGGATCCAACCCCCAGTTCATAGGCATAAAGATTTTCAAGGTGGTTGATTGCAGCGTTTCCGCATAGCTCATAAAACAGTTGTTTTTGTGGCTCCCACGCGTGAACTACTGCCCATGGGTATTGTTTTGCAGCCCAGATACCAAACCCGCCATAGTGGGCTCCAATGTCTAGGATTAAGTCACCATTGCCAATTGAAGGGCTGTACCGCTCAAAAATTTCTGCTGCCGATATTTTCCCGACACGAATGAGCTCTGCTTTGGTGATTACGTCCTCTCGGCAAATCAGGTATTTAACATCATTTTCCCCAGTGAATATTTCAGGATATTCCCAAGGATCACTCACGACCTGATCATCCCCACAGCAAACGAGAAGATGGTCACGAGCATAAAGCAGAGCCCTACAACCCCAAACCAGTACCACGTATCAAATCCCCTCATCGGAGCAGGTACTCCGCCAGCATGTATCCAAGGGTGATACCAACTACGCCTAGGACTCCTTGGATGTTTGGGGGCGCTGGGACGTATGCCCCCAGCCCGGCAAAGATGAACCCTACTGCTCCCCCGATGAGTAGTGGAATGATGTAATCCATTGTGACTCCCTTTCTAATCGCCAACGAGCCTCAGGCTAGGCCCGAAGACTCGCGAAGCGAGGCTGAGCCGTGAGGTGAGGGTCGTGGTGCCGTGAGGCAGGCGCCAAAAGCACCCCGCCCTCTCCTACGGTCTATAGAGACTACTTACCGCGAGACTTACCGCCCTTAGCGACAGTCTTACGGACGACAGGCTTCCCCTTTGGAGCTGCCTTCTTCACGGACGGTGTAAGCACCGCCTTCTTGGTCTGAACCTTCTTCTTACCGAAGAGCTTCTCTAGTGCGGACATGTGTCCTCCAAACATTGTGCTCGGATTGACGAGCAGGTGTGCATTATACGCCTTTGAAAGCGTGCGTCAAGCCCTGATACTGAGAAGCGCAGCAAGTGACGCAGCATATCGGTTGCTGAGCACGAATGAGTAAAAGGTATGACTGGTACAGAGGTGGGTGGTTGCTGAGTTCACGGCGAGATCGAGAAGTGAGTGAGAAATGGGTGGGTGCTGCGGAGGCGGCGAAAACACCTGCCATATAGACAGACCGACGTCAATTTTTTCCAGACCCCCAATCTTCCCCCTATTCCCAGCCAATCTGAGCACAAAAGTGTCAACACTTGGCACCAATTTTCAGGGGTTTTGCCACCTCTTTACATAGATTCTTCGGTTATTGCATTCACTGTAACAATCCACCACACTGCACCAAGCATGTTGGGTTCCGATTCCTAGTATGCCGAGCGCCCGCACTCCGACATGGCGGGATAAGGGTACGGCGTGCTGGCCCATCGGACGCCAGCTCGTGCGATAGGTGATCCTCCCCACCTCCGCACTGGTCGTACCCGGACTATGGGGAGAGTTATGGAGGAACAGGTATGGCAGGGAAAACGGCAGTCAAGAAAGAGAAAGCAAAGCCAGTCCTCACCAGGCGCGTCTGCGCCAAGTGTGGTGACCGGATGATGTCAGACAAGGTGACCACCGTCTTGGTGCTAGGCTTTGAGGGAGCGAAGCGATCGAGTAGCTTCTTCCACCGACACAAGGGGTGTGAGTGATTTACGGGGTTTTGTTCCTAGCAGTTATTTTCGCTGTTATTTGGTATCTCGCCGAGACTGAGCGATAGATGGAAGTTATTCTGGTTGCTATTGGGCTCTGCCTGATGGCAGTTATGATGAGCCGATAATGCTCACCACCATCTGCATCATCTTCCTAGTGTTATGCGCCGCGCTTTTCGCAGATAAGGAAGAGAAGTAGCACCTGGGTCAACCCGTGCACGGGCAGCGCGAAGCTTAGGCCGCAGATTCGCTTGCCCTGTAAAGGGGGTACCTAACCAGGGCGGAAGACCTCAGACCCAGTGTGCTGGGGTTATTCTAGATGAGTAATAGCACCCCGGTCAACCCCCCGATTCGTTGGGGCAGCGCTAACGCTTAGGCCCGTGTTAGTTGGGCTCACGTAAACAACCAACCGAGGTTGGCCCAAAAGGAGGGAGCCCCGAACCTTCAGACCGGGTGTGCTGGGGTCATGATACCAGAAGCAGGTACTTAGAAGAACCCGTCCTGTTGTAGCCCCTCGATGCGCTGGCGCTCATCCTCAGCAACGCGACGCTGGCGCTCAAGGTCCTTCTGGTAGTCCTCATAGGATTCGTAGTGATAAAGCTCCCAGATCTCCTTTGGCTTCAGGGTCTTATACCCGGTATCGCCTGGTCGCTTGCGATCCCACTTCTCGCGCTTCTTCTCAACCTGCTCTTTGATCGCAATGCCAACGTTGATATCGCTGATGCAGTTATGGCAGATGAGAAATGTTGGTGTGCCGTTCTTGTCTTCCTGCTCAAACACAGGACCAAGTTCTTGGCAGTAGTTGCACATCCCGAGCTTCTTGGAATCGCTCATTTGTCCCTCCCTTTCATCAGGCCCGTCACCCGTCGTCCGTCGCCGTCGCACCCTACCCCCCCGCAGAGAATCTGCATCCTAGCACACCGTTTTGGCGTTTGCAACTCCTGCAGTTACGCACAGAGTTTAATACAAACACGCACGGCGCCTTTTATTGTCAACTAGGTATATAGGCCCTGAACCCTGAGTCCCGAGCCAGAGCACCCCTATCCCCCCCCTCCTTAAAGGTTCCCCCCCCTTTCCCCTTTTTGTGCTCGATTCGGTGCTGGCAGTTATGCCTGGCAGTTATTCCTTGCAGTTATTTCTCGCACAATTTCGCACGCTCAGCAAATACTCCCCGGGAGTATATGTGGTAATTGACACTGTCAGGAACCCTATCAATGGTGTTGATAAGGAAGGTTAAGAAAACTTAACCACTTACCCACGTGCAGTTGTTAAGTTTGTTACAAGATTTGACAGTTATTCGGCACACCTTTAGATTTGAAGTTATTTGACAGCCCTTTAGTCGCTGGGTTATGGTGGGTGGGTTAGGAGGTGCAGTTATGCGCCTGAAGTTATTGCTAGCAGTTATTGTCGGGGTAGTTATTGCATGCGCTATTCCTGGCGAGGCCACTAGGAAGCTGGCCTACGACGGTCCCCGGGATCGCTGGTACCTCGATGCCCCCTCAGTTAGGAAGCCGCTGATTGGTCGTGCGACGTGGTACGACGCGACCAAGAACAACGCGTGGTATACCCAGCCCAACAAATGGGGCAAAGCGGTGAAGCTCTACGCCGCGGCAGGCCCAGCCCTCCGGCGCGTGATCGGTCATAAGTACATGCGCAAGCCCTACGCCATCTGGGTCAAGTCCAAGAAGACCGGAATCGAGGTGAAGGTCTGGGTCGTGGACTGGTGCGGCTGCTGGGGTCGGAAGAGCGACCCACTGGATACCCGCCTGATAGACCTCGCCCCTGCGGTCTGGGAGAAGCTCGGCGTCCCCCTCGGGCAGGGCGTCATGAAAGTTGAGATCCGCATCCCCTGATTTGACATCGTCAGAGATACAGCCTAGAATGCACTTGCCCCTAGTATTGGGCAAGAAAGGTTGGAGAAAGTGCTAGACCCGATTGAGATGGCGATAGCCCATGAGTACGCTCGTAAAGAATACGCGCGTCGCGGGAGGAGTCGCCGAAGGAGTCGGCGCGGTGGATGGTCAATGTTGTTCTGGTTCTTTGGGATTGGATTTTGACAATAGGGAGATCCACTGGTATAGTAGTAGGCGCCGCACTTGCGGTGCAGAAAGGTAGGAGGTGTTAGATGCCAAACTGGTGCGTAAATCAGGTAGACATTCAGGGCGATGAGGCAGAGGTCGCCAAGTTGATCGAGTTCGTCAAGAGCGACGAATCCGCATTCACCTTTGAGAAGATCATGCCGCCACCGGAGACAGAGATGTATTCATCGGATTGCAACCACAACAAGTATGTGTGTGGTTGCGAATCGCAGGCGGTGAAAGACCCAGAGAACGAAAATCTTCATATCTGGGTCATTGACGGCAAGAAGGTTGGGTTCCAAGATCCATGCCCTACGCACGGCATGCCATCGTTCAGCAATCACCCAGACAACTGGTACAACTGGAACATCAGCCATTGGGGTACCAAGTGGTCTGCAAGTGAGGTGTGGCACGACCGCACTGACGACGGCAGCACCATTGCGGGTCAGACCAACTATGGGTTTGATACGGCGTGGTCGCCAGCCGAGCCAGTGGTCGCAGCACTCGCGGAGAAGTTCCCGACACTGCGAATCGCTCACCGCTATTGCGAAGCGGGTATGGGCTACGCGGGTGAAGTGCTCTACGCCGATGGCGTTGAGATTCGCCGAGAGGACTACGACATGGGTCAGATGCCAGACGGCGCGTTCACCGAGGACTGGGATCGGGACTACGACAAGGTTCCAATGAACGCAATGGAACGCTTCTGCAACGAGCACTTCGGCGGAGTCGTCGGAGGCTAATGACTTCGGGGGTGGGATGTACATCGTCCCACCCCCAACACTCCCCGCATTGGGAGTTATCAGTTATGGCATTCGCAAATGCGTGCGAAGCTACGAAAGGAATGAGGATTATGGGAGACATTGTTCGCTTCCCCGTAGGGCGGGATCAGGAAGTTATTGCCATGTACCAGACTGGTGCAACGATGGCAGAGATCGGTCAGAAGTTTGGGATCACTCGGCAGCGAGTGAGCCAGATCTTTAAGCGCTTCGGCGTTGTGGTTCCCCCGGCACGGCGCGGTCGTCGTCCAGTGGATGAGGCCACCACGCAGAAGTATGTCGCCGAGGCAGTGAAGCTTGGGAGCAAGTCTCAAGCAGCACTTTCGTTCGGAGTTAGCCCAGACACGATTGCACGCGCACTGCGACGCGCAGGCGTGAAGATCAGCAAGGGCAAGTTCACCGACGACAACGTCAAGGCTGACATCATCAAGCGATACCATGCAGGCGAGCGCCTTCGCGAGATCGCCGAGAGTTATGGTACTCGAGCACAGCACGTGAACTCACTCCTCCGGAAGTGGGGCGTTGAGGCGAAGCGAGCTGCACTGTGGAAGAAGGGAACGTTCTACATCTCACAGGGTTGACAGGTTAGGCAGCCCCGTATTACACTCGGGGCTGCCGCACCTGCGGTAGGAAGAGTTAGGAAGGAGGCGTTATGTATGTGCATAAAGGGTGCCCGACACCCGCGGCTCGGAATTGGGACGGCGTCTTGGACGGCATTTACCTGAATGGTTCGTCCCCCATTTCGTTTAATCCGAGCGAGTTTTCCAAGCGAGAGTTTGTTCCAGATGGCGAATTCCATTTGGGCGGAGTCGTAGACACAATCAACTGCCTTGATTGCGATGAGGTGATTGAGTACATTCCGGAAGTGCTTGCCGAGGGACACACTGGCAAGGAACTCTGGCTTGTGGAGCGCCGACTCAAAGAGGGCTACTACCCTACGATTGAGTGGCTTGACATTGACAACGGCTACGGATACACTGGCGAGTAGCCCAGTTGGGTTGTAGTGTAGAAGGAGGTGTTAGATGAACGGACTAGTTGATCACGATGCGCTTGTGAAGGAGCGCGCAACGCTTCTCCCAGAGGATCGGGAGTTCCATTACATCTCAAGCGAGATGATTGAGCCGCTCATTGGCGGTGTGATTCTCGGCGGTCGTGTGGAGGAGGCAGATGGGCTTGTCCCATTCCCAGTCCTACGCGTGATGGTCAAGGGTGCAGTCTATTCGGTCGTCGTGTCTATGGACGATGAGCAGAACGGCGGGGGTCGCCTGATCATTGAGAAAGAGGAGGTGTCCAAGTGAGCAAGAGGTACTACCGCTTCTCAACCAAGTTCGTGGTTGAGCGCGATGTGCTCATCAAGGCAGATAACTTGATTGACGCAATGGCAAAGGTCAACGATGTTGGGATAGACTCTGTGCTATTGGAGATTGACTCTAGCGATGTGGTATTCCCCGCGCGAAAGCAGGATCGCACACAGATCTACCCAGAGCGCGACTATCTGTATCGCGCCGATTCGGAGGGCGATGAATTGGACAACGAGAAGTTGGACGACGACGACTTCGTATGAGTTTCACGTACAGGGCGTATGAGGTGGACATCCGGCGGACGTCGTCGGATGCTCCCCCCATCGTCGTCAACGATACCGACGAGCTCGTCGCTGGACTGCGCGAGTACTACGACGGGCTTGATCGAGAAGCCGTGCTCGCAGTGATCTTGGACGACATCAACCGCATTCTCGGAATCTACGAAGTGTCTAAGGGCGGGATCAGCGAGGCAGAGGTGGAGTTCTCCAATGTCTTGCGGCCAGTCATCCTCATGGGCGGGAAGAAGGTTATTCTCGTGCACAATCACCCGTCAGGAGAGGCGGTCCCATCAGAGGGCGACATTCGCATGGCGAAGGGGTTATTTATCGCCTGTTCGCTTGTAGACATTGAACTTGTAGACAACGTTGTGTTAGGGTCGTCCGAATACCGATCCATTCACCTTGAAGAGGAGTTTGGTCGGTGGATTACCGATGATCTTCCGCAGATCGCGGGGGTTGTGGCGTCAGGGGTTATACGGAGGGAGGATACGGATGAGCAAGAAGCCGGAAGTTGACAGGCGCCGTGCACTTATGGTTTCCCGGGTTAAGAACGCCAGGAATCGAGTGCGCAAGCTAGAAGAGGATCTACTAGTTATTTCCGATGAGGTTAGGGGCACTGGGTTATGGGTGCCAGCATACGATCGAGTCTTGGATGCGAAGAACACGCGCGTCTGGCTTGAGGGCTATCTTGACTCCTTGACGCAAGAGTAGTAGACTTGGTCTGTTGGGGCTTCCCAACGAGTAGTGATAGGAGGTGTTAGATGCCAGCAGCAAACTGGGACAGGGTGGAAGTCGCGGTAGAGATGGCGAAGGGAATCGCCTTTGATCAGTGCCACAAGATTTATGTCTTGATGGATGACGCGCAAATGGACCAGATGGAGGAGTACGGCTATGACCCGCTCATTCCATCATCGTCAATGAGCCCCGAGCAGATGCTTACCACGGTAAAGCAGTGGTACGCGAACTCGTGTATGTTGCGGTTCGTGGAAGCCGTTCGGACGGTGGATGGCGACCCAAACGAAGGGTTTACCTCCCTCATTCCGCAGTGCGCGGAGTGGGACGAGGACGAAGCGAGTTATTGAGAACAGTTATGGGCGGGGGTTATGCTCCCGCCCATACACCAGTTAGGAGGTGCACTTATGGGCAAGCGCAATACGGAACTACGAGCTCCAGTGTGTCCAAACAATTCGCGGCATGGGTTGCGGCCAGACGCTCGCGGTGGCTATCGGTGCGAAGAGTGCACCGAAGAGTTAGCCGGGACACGATCGAGGCTGCCGACCCGCTGGGCATTCGCAGCGCTTTCTGTGGGGGTAGTTGACTCCGAGCCACAAAGCGAGTAAGGTAGTAGGGCAGGGGCTTCCCTGTGTAGTGTAGAGGAGGTGTTAGATGGGTCAGTACCACGGACTGTTCAACCTAGACAAGCGGGAGATGGTCTTCCCGCACGAACTCGGCTACGGCGCGAAGCAGTGGGAACACACTGGCTTCAAGGGTTCACTCTCCGATGTTCTCTACGCTCTGTGCGCCTACAAGGACGCACGCGGCGGCGGCGACTTCGGTAATGACGATGGCGTGTTCAAGGGTCGTTGGCATGGCGACCGCGTCGCAGTCATTGGCGACTATGCGGAGATTCGCGATTTGCCAGAGGCGTGGCACGCAGCATTCGTTGACCACGAGTTCAACGGCGAAACGCACAAGGTCTTCAACATGGTGAACCAGTACGAGGAAGGCGATACCGAGCCGTACTTCAAGGACATTGGCGACGAGATTCGTTTCTGTGTCGCGTTCCTCTGGGATAAGGAGTTGGAGTCGCTTCAATCCCTTCGCCAGAAGTACAGCGAAGGAGCCATTTCACCCGCACCAGCGGGTTGACGAATCGGGGCACCCCTGCTACCTTTTGGTGGCGGGGGTGTTCCCGCAGTAGTGAGAGGAGGAAGAGATGAGTTGGAAGAATCTTCACGAGGAACAGCCGAGCGGTAGCATCACGATCGAGTCGTGGTACAACGCAGAGAAGAACGCGTTGCTATTCGTTCGCGATAATCACGGCAAGTTCTACACCGTCTATCAGACGGTTGAGGACACGGCAGGGAATAACACCAACTTTGCGCTAGCAGAGGTCTGCTACGGTTGGTACAACTTCCTGTTTGAGCGCATCAACACCACGAAGGCGCATGACGACTTCCTAGATGATTGCTGGGAGCGCAGCAAGTATTTCGCAGGAGTAGAGCATCAGTTTGTCTGCCACGATAATCCAGGGGAGTGCGAGGACGCGTTCCACACGATCCAAGTATCACTTGGAAACGAAGAGTGCGCTGGGTGCGACATTTGTACCGAGTACGCGAAGAAGGTGGAAGACTTTCTCGTTGCGGAAAAGGCGCTATGAAGTACGCAGTGAGGTTAGAGTTCATCGGGCATAAGTGGATTCAGGTGGAGGCTGAAACCTCCAAAGAAGCTGAAGACGCAGCACTGAACATCGGCGTGAACCTTGACGCAGCAGAGTTCCGGGACGACACCGAAGTGTCTGTCTACGACTCAGTGGTGGACGAAGCATGATCGAGGTGTTCTGGGGGTTATGCCTACTCATGATTGCCTACGCAGGACTTATTCTGCGCAGGAGTTAGGCTCACTCGAGTTATACTGCGCGCGTTATCTACGAGCCAGCACTGGGGTGCACCTCCCCCAGTCGGCTCTCTACTCCCCCGGTATGTGTCACACTCCACATTCCGGGGGATTTCCTTTGAGCTCCATGTTGCCGCTTGACAAGCGCGAGTCTATGCTTTACCTTGTGAGTTGCCCCACTTGGGGTGAGTAGTGAATAGGAGGTGTTAGATGGGGTACTACGTAAACGGCAACGGCGAACTGCGAATCAAGAAAGAGAATCTTGACAAGGCGTATGAGGCGCTGATGGCGCTCCAAGACGCACCGAACAAGGCGAAGCGAGGCGGCTCGTCTGGTGGCGATAAGGCTCCACGCTTCTGGTATTCGTGGATGCCAGAGGACTTGCGCACACTCCCAGACACGAAGGCGGTGTTCGCGGAGTTGGGCTTTGAGGTGAACGATGACGAGAACGGCGATCTGCTGATCTCGTGCTACGACAACAAGACAGGGCAAGAGGATGTGTTCTTTGCCGCCGCTGCTCCGTTCATTGAGGAAGGCGACTACGAGTGGACAGGTGAGGACGGCGACTTTTGGAAGTGGGAGTTCAGGGACGGCAAGATGTATCTGCTCTCAGGGCAGCGCATCTACACACACGCCGCTCCGATTGAGGTTGCTGACCTCCACGCGCAACAGGTTGCGATGGTGGAGCGCATTGACGCGATGTTCGCTAAGAAGTAGTTAGTAGTTAGGGGTTATGGGTTATGCCGATTGCGTAATCCATAACCCCGATGCTCTGGCCGAAATCGAGTGCGCAGCTCAAAACCGGGGGCTTGACTCTGGCGATGGTGTCTGTATAATGGGCATAGCCCATTTGGGTGAGTGTAGTAAGGAGGTGTTAGATGAGCGGAGAAATGGAAGCGTGCGTGAAGTGCAACGCGGTTCTTTTCTACGATGATGAGAAAGTGCTGATCCGCGATACAGGTGAAATCAAATACATCTCAACCAGAGCGCAGGGTCATCTGATTAGCGTCTATTGCGTGCCGTGTGCGACGGCTGCGTTTGACGCGGTAGTAGAGGAGGTGGAACATGTCTAAGATCAAGGTGTGCGAAAAGTTCTATTGCGATTATGCTCCGTGCGTTGAGCAGCGCATTGCCGAGTTAGAGGCGGATGGGTTTGAGACCACGAAGCTGCGCAAGTGGCTTGAGGAGGTCAAGGCATCCGACGCGCGAGAGGCGCTCTGGCTCGCAGAGCACAATGAGGGGCTTGACTCCAAGACAACGAGCGTCTAAAGTGGCATTAGCCACCCAGAAGTGGTGGCACGAGTGTGTAGGAGGTGCTAGATGAACACAGAAAAGAAGTGCGTACATTGCGACCCTGCGACGAGCAGAGAGGCGTGGGTGAACATTGACGAGGACTACGGCGGACCATACAAGGCGCGCGTCCGTACCGATTACCGATGGAACGGCTGGACATGCCCAGCGTTCACCTTCGCAGAGGCGATGCGAATCGCGGCAGACACGCACCTGCTTGGCGCAAAGTACAACGACAAAGGCGACAGCGTAGAGTTTGCGTCCTATGACGCGCGGCTCAATGCGTTTGTGATGACGGGTGGCGGTCGCACCCCAGATGACGATCCATACATTGTGTATCCGACATCGTGCTGCGGTCTGTACGACATCGGCGCGATGAATTGGACTTGGGTGGAGGTTGAGGAGCCAGAGTTGGGCGACCTCCCCCAATACACCTTCGCTCACTTGACGGAGGCGTAGTTATGGCTCACGAGCATTCGTTTGATTGGCGCGACTGCGACAAGGTAGGTCATGAGGAGGGCTGCTTTGTCGCATCGTGCGACTGCGGTTATGAATCCTATGATTGCGAGTGCAAGCATGAGGTTATTCGGTGGCTACATGAGGAAAGAGTTAGGGGCTGCGAGAGTTGCGACAACGCCACAGAGTACGAGCAGGGCGAACTTACGCCATGCGACCTTACGGTGTGCTGCGATTGCGGGGCCTCCGTAGAGCCGACAACCGACGCGCACCACAAGCAACTTCTCGCTGGGGTTGGCGGTTGACTTTCTGCTGGCTAGGCTTTACCATGCCATTAGGCGGTCAGATGAGCCGCCAGAGTGCAAGGAGGTGCTAGATGTACGGATTCAAGGTAGAGAACGGAAAGATTAGCCTCTCAACCCGCGGAAGCGGCTTGGCTGGCTTGTACGAGTTGACCGACTGCCAGATGGTAGAGGTCGCAGGTCGGGGCACGCTGGGCGGCGTCAAGGTGGCGCTGCTCTGCGATGAGGAGGGGCTGCTCAAGGCAAACCCAACGAACAACCTGACCGCGTGCGACCTGCTCGCAGAGATCACCAACAGCGCGCCAGCGTACCTGCTGGGCGGTGGGCTGGCTGGTACCTGCTCGCTGGTGTCCGATGATGACCTGCGCGGCTTGACCGCCGATGAGGTCGCAAAGATCACCAAGGCGCTAGATAACGGCGGCTACCCATACGGCAACAGCACGTTCAACGCGCTAGGCATTGAGGTCAACGTAATCCGCGCGTACTAAGCGGAAGCCCGAAAGGGCGCAGAGGGGGCAGGGCTTAGGCTCTGCCCCTTTTCTGTTATGGCGTGGGTTATAGCTCGTGTCGTTATGGTTCCCGGTTATGCCCGCCTGGGTTATCCATCGAGCGAATACCGGTGCGGCCGCCTCTGCATACAAAATATTCATGATGAATCTTTGACAAAGTGCTTGACAGGGGGTTCTTGGTGCCTTATTGTAGTGAAGTCGGGAGCAATCCTAGGAACGCAACCGACTAGGTGAGACTCTGGACGAGCGAGCAAATGCCGCAGCCGAAAAATGCGGGTATAGAGAGGCAAAGGCGTGATGACCGCTAGGGCACCAATGGATCGGTGGGAGCGGTAGGGTGAGAGGGAGGAGCCAAGATCAGGCTCCGAACTAACAACCGACAAGAGAACCCTCAGGGCGACGGCTCTGGGGGTTCTCTCTTTTTCGGTTATGGCCGGTGCGGTTATGAGCTGCGCGGTAGGTGCTCGATCTGCGCCTATCGAGCGCGACCAGGTGCCGACCGGGGGCGCATGTCTGGGCTTGACAGGTGCGCTGCGGTGGGTGTAAGATGCTTGTAGCGGTCAGAGGTAAGACCACCAGAGAGGCTTCCTGCGAGGGCTTCGGGTGGCACCACCGCTAGATAGAGTGAAGGAGGTGCTAAATGGCAAAGGCAAAGAAGCAAAGCGCAACAGAGTGGAAGCGGTTCAGCGTTGAGGTGGTACGCCACGAAATCGCAGAGCCGCAGCCGTATCGCGTTGAGCGACCAGTCGCAGCGGTGGAGTTGTTCAGGGCTGACGCTGACCGACTCACGCAGGAGTCCCTCTGGGTGATGACGCTTGACGGACGCAACGGACTGATGGGGATTGACCGCGTGTATACAGGAACAGCAACAGGCACGAGCGTCCGCATCGGTGAGTTGTTCAGGTACGCCATCGCAGCGGGCGGTTGCGGCATCGTTGTGGTTCACAATCATCCTAGCGGTGATGCGGAGCCGAGCGAGCAGGACATCCAACTCACGAAGGAAGTGATCGCAGCGTCGCGACTCTTGGACATTGAGGTTCTTGACCATCTTGTTCTTGGCGCGGCGGGATCGTATCGCAGCATCCGATCAGAGAATCAGAGCCTCTGGATGGAGCAGGAGCCAACGAGCCTCTTGGGAGGATTCAACGCGGCTGCGGCTGCGCTGAGCCGTTAGGGGTTAGGGGTTAGGCGTAATGCCTAACCCCTGCCACCGGCCTCAGAGAAAAATCGAGAACGCAGCTGCGAGCGTCCAACATGAGAGTTGACAGCGGCGCGAGAGTTTGATAGACTCGCAACAGCGAGGCAAATGATCTCGCAGAGTGTAGGAGGTGTTAAATGGACTTTGATCTTGTGAACGGCGGTTCGGTGTTTCTCCTCATCCCTAAGACCGAGGAGGCGAACGCATGGGTGGAGGAACACATCCCCGCTGATGCGTTGACTCTCGGCAATGGTGTCGCGGTTGAGCATCGCTACATCGCTGACATCCTTCACGGCATCACCGAGGACGGACTCACCTTCGCGTAGTTAGGGGTTATGGGGTTAGGGGTTATCCCTAACCCCTATGCCTCCGGAGCTGCGAGTGCGAAAATCGAGGAGCGCACAGCAGGCTCAAAGATCGGTGTTGACACCAACGCGAATAGGGCGTAAACTACAAAGTAGATCGGACAAGTGATCCGATCAAAAGTGAAAGGAGGAGATCGTGGAGAATCCAACGATCATCTCAATGAAGGAGGCAGCAGACCTCCTCACCGCAACCGAGGGGCGCATCTTCTCGGTACGCTTCATCAAGCGCACAACGGGCGAGGAGCGCGTGATGAACGCTCGCACGGGTGTGAAGAAGCACCTCAAAGGCGGTGATGCCGCCTACTCCTTCTCCGAGAAGAGCCTTCTCTCGGTCTGGGATCTCAACAAGAAGGCGTATCGCGCGATCCCGCTTGACGGGATCATCTCCCTCCGCGAAGGCGGAGAGGAGTATGTGGTAGTCCGCTAGGACTCCACAGGGGAGGGGAGCGATCCCCTCCCCACCCTTCGGGGTTTGCGTAATCTAGGAGAGTGTGATAGACTAACAGCAGAGCGGGAGAGAATCTCTCGCCAGAGTGAACGAAGGAGGAAGTAATGAGCGCAACGACAATCAACAGGATTGAAGTAGGAGTGAACACTTGGTATCAGATTCACACGAACGGCGCAGGAACAACCTTCGCCCGCATCTATCAGGGACAGGACGCGGACGGATTCGGGTGCTTCTGGTTTGAGAAGATGTCGGTGGACACAGGGACACCTATGGGGTACGCGGAAATCTTCGGACACGAGGACTTCACCTCCGAGATCAGCGCGCAGGAACGACTCAACGCCGCCATTAGGAGCGGCATCTAGGACAACAGGAGGGCGGTGTACACTCCGCCACCCTCCGCCCACAATCCCCTCCGCTGTTGCGCCAGCGGGGGGGATTTCTTTTTGGCCAGAGCTCTCACGCCGGTTAGGGGTTAGGGGTTATGCGTAATCGAGTTATGGTCGCGCGTGTATTGTTACACTTGTAACAATAGGATTGTTACAACCGGGGCGCGTCTAGATCGAGCGCGCACATGACCGCTTGACACCACCGCAGCGGCGGGTGTATGATGCTTGCAGCGGTGGAAGTGCTACCGCAAGAGTGAGGAGGTGCTAGATGAGCAAGAACCTACACGGCAAGACACGCAGCGTAGAGAACCCGTACCACATCATCGTGCAAGGTGATTGGGAGTGGCGCGTCCTGAAGCGCTACCAGAGCCCTGACGCAGAGCGCGCGAATCCATACGCTCGTTGGTTCGTCGCGGTGAGGAGCCCGATGACCTACGGCTCGTGGGAGATGGGGGACACCTACATCCGCGAGATCCCGACCGCATACGCGGGCATGGACTTCGTGGAAGGGGTTCGCAAGGAGCAGGGCTACACGGTGCGAACGGCGGTTATCGGGTAGGGGTTAGGGGCGGGGGTTATCCCCCGCCCCTATCTCGCAGCTGGGGCGCACTCGATCATGGCGCAGGGTGCGGCCAGAGAATCCCGCAACAGGGTATTGACAGAGCGGCGCATAGGTGAGAAGATAGCAGCAGCGGCGGAGAATCCGACCGCAAGAGTGTGAAAGGAACGAGAAGTGGAAAAGTGGGAGAACCGAGCACGCAAGGTTGAGAAGCGCAGGAGCGCGATGGTGATGACGGGCAAAGGAACCGTCCGCCAGCAGAACGAACTCCGCGAGAAGGCGCGACAGGCGGCACGCGCAAACGAACGCCGCGCCGCGTACATCGTGAAGTCCTTCGGGGAGGTGGAGGCGTGAGGCGGGGGGACTTCCCCCCGCTCCGCGACACCGCCGCGTGGGAGGAGGCGCAGGAGGCGCGCAGGACGAAGATACTCGCCGCGGTTGTCGTGATTCTATTCTTCGCGGCGATGATTCTCGGCGGGTGCAACGGCGCACACGGACGCTGCTAGGTTAGGGCTCGGGGTTATAGCTCGCGGGGATCGCCCGCGGGCTACGGCCACCGGCGAAGAGATCGAGCAGCTCCCCGCCGCGATGCTTGACACAGGCGCGCAAAGGTGAGACAATCAACAAAGAGCGGGAGAATCAACCCGCCAGAGTGTAGGAGGTACTAGCATGAACGGATGGACGAACCGCGAAACTTGGTTGGTCAATCTCTGGATCAGTGAGGGCGCAATCGGTGACCCTCAGAGCGTAGAGGAGCAGGCGCGATACTTCGCAGAGTCTGGAGAAAGCAGCGCACCATACCGCATGGCGGAATACCTTCGGGAATCCGTTCGCGAGGTGTGCAATGTTGGCGATGGACTCGCCGCCGATCTTCTGGGCGCGGCACTCGCCGCGGTGAACTGGGACGAAATCGCCGAGCACTATGTTGAGGACGCAATCCGCAACGAAGAAGAGCAGACCGCCAACGCCAACGCGTAGCGGGAGGGGCGGGGGCTACGGCTCCCGCCCTAGCTCCTCAGTTAGGGCTCATGAGGTTATGGCCTGCGCGGGTTAGGTTATAGCATTGTTACATTGTAACAATCCAGGCGCACTCGATTGTTACAATGCCGGGCAGCCGCCCGATTGTTAAGGAATCTTAATCAAACAACCCATTGACTCTTAACGCTTTATGCTTTACTCTTGCCATAGGCGGTCAAGAGAACCGCCAGAGTGTGGAGGTAGATCGTGAAGATCACCGCAGTAAAGGCGGCAGAGATTCTGACCGCAACCGAGGGGAAAATCTTCTCGGTGAAGTTCGTGAAGCGCACCACTGGCGAAGTGCGCGAGATGGTAGCCCGCACTGGCGTAAAGGCTCACCTCAAGGGCGGGGACGCCGCCTACAAGTTCTCGGATAAGGGGCTCCTCTCGGTTTATGATGTAGCCGCCAAGGGCTACCGCTCAATCCCTCTTGATGCCATCGTGAGCCTCAAGAGCGGCGGCGAAGTCTACGAGGTAGAAGCCTAAAGGGGGCGGGGCGGGGGATTGACTCCTCCGCCCCTATCCCTTAAACTGATAGCAGCGGGGTAGAAGCTCCGCAAGAGTGTAGGAGGTGCTAAATGTACAAGGTGGTAGTGGTTGATAAGAGCGGGCCCGAGTTTGACGGAATCTCCGAGATTATCGGACTCGCAACACTCGCCGATGCTAACAGGATCGCCGAGCGTGAAGCCTACGACACCGCCGAGGTGCTACTAGGTGACTGGCGCGTGGTGCGTGAGTCACGAAGCGCGGGCAAGTATGGCGCGCGGCTAGAGCCTACGACAGGCGCGGCGGGCTATATCGTCGTGATGGTAGCCGAGCAGTAGAGCCCAGCACCCCCCGCCCCTATAAAGGGCGGGGGGGGGTAGCTCCAGCAGTTAGGCCGGTTAGGGGTTATCGAGTTATAGGTTATGGCGTAACATGTAACAATCCGGGATTGTAACAATCGAGTATTGTTACATTGTAACAATCGGCTATACCCCCCAGGAGTATTGACATTATCGCCATACCGCGCTATAGTAGGTGTAGCGGTTGAGATACAGCCGCATGAGTGTATAGGGGGGTGTCATGGACATCTTGGAGACCATCAAAAATGACGAGAGCCTCATTGAGAGCCTCTCCGAAGTGTATGCGGGCGATGATGAGACATACGCCGATAGGCTAGCCGCCACGGATAGCGTATCCGCCGCGCTTGAGCTCATGGTATCGGCGGCATTTATCGCGCGGGTGTCTGGCGATTATCTCGGTAGCGGCGACATCGTTGATGCATACGCCAACTATCGGGCGATGATCTAAACGGTAGCGGGGCGGGGGTTACGGCCCCCGCCCTAGCTACGGGTTATAGGTTATAGCGGTTACGAATTATGCATAATGCATAGTCCCCGGCACGAGGTACTCACTCGATCGAGGGGCGATGCCGGGCGCGCAACTACTTGACATGAGCCGCTGGGCGTAGTATTCTACTTGTAGAGGGGTTGAGGGAGGCCACACGCCACCTACCAACTCGGTAGCCGTTGTCGGTGTACCAAATCCCGCCCCTCTCAATAGCCCTAGCTGGGGCGAGTGTAGTAGGGGGTAGAACATGATTGAGTGCGTAGAGTGCGGGGCAGAAACTATCGTGATTGATGGGGACTGCTGGGATACGGTCTGCCGGGGATGCTATGAGTCCTACGCCCAAGACGCGGAGGCGATGGCGGAGGCGGAGGCTACGGGAAACTAGCGGGGACGGGGGAGGGTAGCTCCTCCCCCCACCCTCGTTTTTGGGGCTTGACATAGTGCCCGGGCTGGAATAAACTTGTGGAAGTGGGACGAGTGTAGCCCACACAATCCAGGAGAATCCTGGGGGAGGTAATCAATGACGGAGCAACAAGAACTCCGGGCGGCAATCGTAGAAGCCGCCGAAGCCCTGGCGGTGGCAATCCGCCTCATGGATCAAGCCGGCGGGGAAGCCGCCGAGTGGCTGGACTCCCAGCCCGGCTCCGAAGCAATCCCCCAGGGTGGCTCCCTGGACCAGGCGCTAGCCGCCCTGGTGAAGTTGGGCGATCTATACGAAGCCTAGTCCCCGGTTGGACTCGCCCCGTCCCTGGGTACGCCTGGGGGCGGGGCTTCTTATTGCCCCAAACTATTCACCCGGCATACGTCCAAAGATGCCCAAAAGTGGCTCACAGCTCGCTAGGAGTACCAAGACAGCACCCGGGCACGTTTCGCGGCTCCTGGTGGCTCCTAGGCCCATCTACGAGGCCGATACCGGGCACTAGGTCCAGACTCGAGGCCGTGGCCGCCACTTCGTTATGACTTATGGGTTATAGCTTATGACTTACGGGTTATGACTTATGGCATAGCAGGTATCGCGCGCGGCCGTGTGCGGTGGTGGTCTGCCGGCATCTGCCCGCCACAATGACTACTTGACACCAGAGCGTGGGCGTGGCATTATGTATCCAGAGGGCAGAGGTAAGACCAGCCTAGGGACTCCTGCGAGGGACCTGCTGGCACCCCCTCTAAAAAGAAAGGGGAGAGATGATGGACTACAACGAGATGGACGACTACGGGACGGGATGGGAGGAGCAGGCAGAGGCAATGTGGGAGCAGATGATTGACGCGCAGGTGCGCGAGATTCTGGACTCCTGCGAGTGCCTGAAGGCGGGGACGGATGCTTCACTCACAGCCCTACTCACAGGCAGGTGCGCAGCCTGCGGCTGGCGAGAATAGCAACAGGCGAGGAGGGGATTCCCCTCTCCTCCTCGCCGCCACTTACGGATTATGGGTTATAAGTTATAAGTTATAGATTATGAGTTATAGGTTATGGCATACAGCAGACAGCTCCACGCATACGCGGGCAGGCACAGCCGGCGGCTGGGCCGCATCTTGGCTCTTGACTCTGGCGCGACTCTCTGGCATAGTATAGGCAGCGGGGCAGATGACCCCGCAAGAGTGAAAGGGGAAAGCAAATGTTTGAGGTGTTCTTGACTGGCGCAACGACTGGCGCACTCGTGGTAATGGTAGGGATTCTGGTGATCCAGAAGCTGGAAAACTACCAGAGAAAGCAGGACGATCTCTGGGAGAAAGCAGAAGCCTACGACAGGGCAAGAAGGCAAGGCAGAATCTAACCAGAGAGGGGAGAGGCGAAAGCCTCTCCCCTTCGGTTAGGGGTTATAGGTTATGGGTTATGGGTTATGCGTAATGCATACCACGCGCGCCAGACCAGCGGCTAGAACAAAATAGAACGCATGTTCTATCCGGAGATTGGGGCTTGTATTCTTGCCCATTATCGGCGAGAATAGTACCAGAGGGGAGGCAGAAAGCCTCTCCCAAGAGAAAGGGGAAAACGAGATGGCAAAGTGCCTCTGGTGCGGATCGGACTATGAGTGGACCGATCGCCTAGCCTCCGCTCTCTGCGAGTCCTGCGCTTCGGACGAAGCCCAAGACTACGCCGCAGAAGCGAAGATGGAAGAAGCCCTCTGGGGCGCAGAGATGGCGGAGGAAATCTCCGCCCTCCTCTCAAAGTAAGGGAAGCGGGGAGGGGCGAAAGCCCCTCCCCAAGAAAGGGGAAAAGAAAATGGCAGAAGTAAACTTCGGAAAAGTCTTCGGGACTCTCATCAAGGGGGAGGAGAATCGTTGCCAGATTGAGGAACTAACCTCCGCCTTCGTCTGCGAGAATCCCGCAACGCAAACTCTCGCAATAAATCCTAGCGGATGGAACGGAGAGGAGTACGCCTACCACGACGAAATCCAAATCTGCGAGGACTGCTGGAACCAGATTCATTGAACTAAACGAAACGCGAAACCAGAGAGGCGGGGAGAAATCCCCGCCTCTCTCATTGTGCGCGAAAAGAAGCTGGAACGCGCTCAACCCCCACCCCGCGCCCGCGGCCCCCCCTCCCCGGCTTTGCGGGACACCCATGCCGATTTTTCACCAACCCCCCAACGAGTGTCAAGACCTGACCCAAACACCCACCGGCACAGATATTTTTTTTCGCAGCGCGCGTCAAACACGTGTCAAGAGGAGATGATGGTAGAGGGGCTTGGATTTGAACCAAGGACCGCTCGGATATAAGCCGAGTGCTCTAAACCGCTGAGCTACCCCTCCGTGCAGCAGCGGCAGCATCTCGCCGACGCTTGGAGCGCCGCTCCGCCTCCTTTTTCCGCGACTCAGGAGATCGTGACGGGGCGACTAGTTTGACCTCATATTCGCAGGCGCGGCACTGCTTGTGCCCTGGGCGATAGAACTCTTCGTCGTCCGGCCAGTCTTCTTTACATCGAGTGCAGATGCGGGATGGCTCTTCGTACATTACTGCCCTGCATCCTCTCGTTCGCTCTCTGGGTCGCTTGTACGAATTTCCCAGAGGATCTTGGCAAGCTCGGACCGATGTGTGGTCGTGACCTTGCTGATGTGCAGCTCTCCTTCAAGGATATTGAGCGCAGCATTGGTGCTGTACCACATTGCTTCGCCATCTCCAAGCTTTGGTTCATATAGTGGCTCGTCGTTCGTCTCTACGATACGCATCACTGACCATAGCCCCTCATTGGGGTCGTACACGATCAGATGGTCGTCAACCCCATTGAATCTGACGACGCGTGCGCGGTTTTCAAGAAGCTCCACGATTTTTACTCCTCTCCTCAGAGAATCCTTCTGGGTATCGAGCAGCCAACTTGTCGTAGTTCTTTTCAGCGATTTGATCAAGGCGCAACTCTAGGGTGGTCGCAATCTCTGCAACGTACCAGAGGATATCTCCAAGCTCCTTCTCCACCTCGGTGAGGTTCAGCTCATGCCCGTGGCCGATCCACTTCTTCAGGGCGTCAATCAACTCCCCGGTCTCGCCAGCAAGCCCCATCGAGGCAACGGCAATACGCCCGTGTCGTGAGTCATCAAAGGAGTAGTGGGCGCGTGCCGTCTTGGCGGCATGTCGCTGGTAGAACGTAAACGCGTTTTCCCTGAGCTTGGTCTGCTTCACTGTCCCTCCCTATCTATCGCAATTCTATGATTTTTCTGTTGGTTCGTCAACTGCGCTATTTCGGCGACGCTTCGTCACCTTGGGTGGCTCTTTGCCGTAGCGCTTCTTATAGGCTTTTGCGGCTGCGGTGTAGTCCTTGCACAGCTCGGCATCGGCAACGCGGAGCTCTTTGGCCGTCAGATTATCCTTGTGCAGGGTGAGCAGCTGATCGGACCAGAGCTCATCGTGCTCTGGATACATCATCATCAAATGCGCGACTTCATGGAGCATCGTCTCCTTGTCGTTACCAGCGCAGAACGCCATACGGCGCTCGTCCATCCACGTCACACCGCAGTAGTGGATCTCATCGGGGTCCTTATGCCAATGGATAAAGACCTGAACCAAATCCAGCTTGTACTTTTTGAGCAGCTCTTCAAGGAAGCGCAAATTCCCTTCCCAGAGATTGAGCGCCTTGACTGGCATGCCAGTACCCCAGTCAAGCTGGAAAATGAACGACTTGGTCCACTTCGGTCGCGTCACACTGGCTCCTCTGCTCTGGTGGATATCTCGTCCATTCTAGTGGGTTGCAGATGTCTTGGCAAGTGGGCAGGCGGCTGGCGGGCGGTAAAATAGCAGGGTGAACGAGTACCGCGTAACACGCATAACTGGCAAGGTACCGATGTGGCACATCGAGCACGATGGGGCATCGGATATCGCCCTGACCGAGCGGGACACCATGTCCATCATCGGGGAGTGGCTCCAGAAGGACTATGAGGCTGGGAAGGGTGGGGAGTTCCGCATCCTGTGGGATGGGGTTCCTGCTGGCTTTACAGCTCCTGATCTAGACGAGATTTTTGGGGACGACTCTTCGCACCTGCACTAAAGCGCTCCCCGCATTTGGGGCACTCAATCAAGCGCTCCTCCTTCTCCACCTGCTCTGACTGCACGTCTCCAAGGAGCTTGGCAAGGTCCTCATCGTCATAGCCCGTCCCAAGCAGCAGATCTGACTGCTGGAGGTCGGAGAGGATATCTATCAGGCTCTGCTCATCCCATCGCCCGATATCGCTCGTTCGGTTGTCCGCGATCAGGATGGCAAGGGCTCGCTCGTCATCGCAATCAACCCAGAAGACAGGGACGTGGGTCATCCCGAGCTGACGGGCTGCCATGAAGCGATGGTTCCCCGCAAGGATGTAGCGGGTGGACTTCTGCGCGACGATTGTCCCGAACCAGCCGTTCTGCTGGATGCTGGTGATGATGGCTCCAATGTCGCCATCACGCGCATTGCGTGGGTGGGTCGTGAGCGTACTGACTGCTACATATTCAATAAGTGTTGAGGCAGGTTGTGGCTGGGTCATCGGCTCCACCCCGTACTGCGGCAGCAGGGAGGGAGGGGAGACGGTGCCTGAAAAAATATAAAATTTCCGAAGTTGGGGCGCATCAACCGGGAAGCTCTGACAGGCGGAATTTACTCGCAATCTGCTTGGATGTTGTAGGCCCGATGATGGAGAGCGGAGCAGCATTGCGACCAGCGTAGAACAAGAGCGTAGGAACCGAACGAATCTCTAGGTTCTTCACGATTGCTGGGTTCTCATCAATATTGACCTTGACCACCGTGACCTTGTTTCCGTACTGAGTCTCAATATCGGCAAGCTCTTTATCAATCTGCTTGCAGGGCTGGCACCACGGCGCCCAAAGGTCTACAAGGACTGGCTTGGTGGATTCAAGTACTTGCTTCTGGAATGTGTCGTCTGTCGCTTTGATCGCCATAGGAACCTCCGCTATCAATTGTTGGGTGGTGGAGTATACCAAATTACGGATTGTCCTTCCGTATTCGTCCGTACTGCACCGGCTTAAATGCCTTGACAAGCTCTGATAGTGATGGGATGTCAAGCCGCTCGCTTTGCTTCCACACCATCTCAAGCATCATCTGGTTGCATGACTGTGGATAAAACTCTAGGAACTCTGGAAAGTCTTCGTGGTTGAAGACTCGTGCCTCCTTGGCAAAGTCCTCAAAGTCAAGCACCCACTTTTCGCCGTGGATATCCATCGCCTCTATGTCAATGCGGAGGTCATCAAAACAGAAGAGACGATAGATGCCCCCAGCACGAGCAATCCCAAGCATGCTGCTCTGCATCAACAGATACAGCGCGACCTTGGGACTGTGTGCTGGGAGCATGATCGCTACTTAGAACGGAAGATCGTCAAATGTCTGTACGACTTCCTGCGGGCTCACCGAGGCTACCGGCTCTTCCCCATCCTTGCGCTTGCTGCGCGCGAGGACCTGCAGGAACTTGCAGTGCACCATCAACTCGAGGTGCTCTTCGTCCTTCTTATCAACCCACGAGCTTAACTCTGGGCTTCCCTCAATCAAGACAAGGTCGCCCTTCTCAATGATCTTGGTTGCGAGTTCGGCACGACCGTCCCAGCAGGTGACTGGATACCACTTGGAGGTGTACTCACCGTTGGCATCCTTTCCCGAGGACACTGCCACATTGAAGTTCGCGACGGGTCGTCCCGCCTTTGTCTGTCGCAGTTCTGGCTTTGAGCCAACCCGACCGATCAGTTGAAGCTTAATCATTAGCTTCTTCCTTCCATACTTTTACGCGCACCCCGGGCAACGCTTCCGCCCCCGATTCCTGCACGTAGTTTTTTGTGGCCGTCAAGCGGACGACCTGCGCATCATCGCGCCACACCAATCCTACCGTCCCTGAGTCCAAGATGGCTCTGACCAACTTGTCCAGATCTGGCTTCACGATGTGGCTGCTGCTATATCCCTTCCTCAGGCTGCCAGAGCCATTCAGATGGGATTTCGGGCGCTCAAAATAGAACGCCAGATCAACACAGACGGGACCATCAATGGTCACGCCAGCAGAAATATCCTTCCGAAGCACAAACGCGCAATACTCGCGCCACTTCTTCAGGTTTGGGTTGTCGCTTGTCACGACAACGCGCCCGCCGCGATTGAACGCGCGGGAAGAGCCCTGGGGTACTGGGATGCCGTAGATATAGACCTCTTTCATATCCATCACTTCAACTCTGTCCATTTCCTATCCACTTCTACTAGCCGATGTCCAATCCATTCTGCCACATTTGCCACAACCCCGTTGCCGCAAACCTTGTACCTGCTGGAATCAAGCCCTGTTGGGAGCAGATCGCTATCCTGCATCCCATACTTGACATCATTGTTTTGATATACGGACGCGATAAAGGTCTGCGCATGGTGGCTCTGAACACTTGGCCAGACCGCATTAAGAGCTCGTGCGGTTTTTATTGGTGTCGCGGAAAAGTTATCTGCTTTTGCGTCCTCTCGGATGCTATAGGCGTGGTGGTCTACTTGGATGTCTTCTTGGCTCGGGAACGCGGCACCCATTGCTCGGAAGTTGGGATTGTCCACCCGTCCGGCCAGCCCATCAGTCGTTCGCATTCCACTGGTGTAAGCCTCCGAACCAACGACGAGTTTGTTTCCTTGGGCGTCGTTATCGTCTGGTCCGAAGCCCCCACCGAGCCCTCCACGAGTGAGAGCTGTGGTGACAACGAGTTGTCCGTTTTCAACGGTGCTTGTAGCTCCCTTGTGGTATCTGGCGAGGAGAGCGCCAGCGACGTCAGGGCGCTGCTCAGAGCCTCCGGAAGTTGCCTGCCACGACGATTTGCGCGCCTGAGTATGCCCACAGCCGCCTTCGCACTCAAGAAGAACCTCTCCGGCGCGGTCGCTTCCAAGACTCGCGACAATGAATACTCTACGGCGTCTCTGGGGGACTCCAAAGAATCGTGCATCAAGAGTTCTCCACGAAATACCGTACCCGAGGTTGTCCATTTCATTGAGGAGGGCGAGGAAGTCCCTTCCATTGTTGGAAGAGAAGAGACCGGGGACGTTTTCCAGCACAAGCCACCGAGGTCTGAATCGTTCCACAAGGTCAAGGAATGTGAAGGCAAGGACTGATCTTCTTCCATCGGTAAATCCTTTCCGCTTTCCAGCGACTGAGAGGTCTTGGCAGGGGAAACCTGCGCTCCAGATATCTGCTGTTTTCCAATCATCACCGCTGGTGGTCCTGCCTTCACCGTCAGCGGGTCCGCCACGTCGTTGAAGTACGTCGGCTGTCTGCTGAACCACGCTGGAAAGCTCATGATCAGCAAGTGCGACGATGTCTCCAAGCTGCTGGACTCCCGGGAATCTGCTGGCAAGGACGGATCTGGCGAATGGGTCAATTTCGCTGACGCTAACTGTTCTGATTCCTGCTCGTTCAAAACCAAGATCAAGCCCTCCTACTCCACTAAAGAACGACGCGTGGCGTAGTTCTCGATTCATCGGTTCCGAGCACCGATCTCCGGTCGCTGATCCTTCGCATCTATTCTGACAACACGACCAGTTTCTTGCAATCTACTCACCGATGCCCCGTAACCAAGGTCGTCCAGTTGATCAAGGGTAAGGTTAGAGGTCACAATGGTGGACTTCATGTGCTGGTACCTGCTCTCAATCAGGACATAGAGACGCTCAGTCACCCAATCAGTTGCCTTCTCCTTGCCGAAATCGTCAAGGACGACCACTGATGCTCGCTCAAGGGAAAACTCCCAGAGGTCTTGCGCCCTCGATTCGCTCAACCTGATGCTTTCTCGGAGCTTATCCATAAAGATTGGCACGTTAATGAAGCGCATATTCTGCTCAACCATCGTTTTTGGGTCGCGATAGAGCTCAACACCACGCTCCTCAAGTCGCTGAGCGCCCCAAAGTCTTGCAACTTCACGCAGTGCAGCCACAGCAAGATGTGTTTTGCCGACGCCAGGCGCTCCAATAAGGGAAAATCCGCGATCTTTTGGATCTTTAAGCGCAGCCCACTCCGTCGCAACCTCAAAAGCCTTTGTTGTCTTGTCATTGACAACAAAATTTTCAAATGAATGCGGCAAATAGCGCTCTGGAACTCCTGCTTTCGTCAAAATCCCCACCTCGTAGGTAGCTGTATCAGGATTCAACGTATTCATCACGGCTGAAACCTCGCTCATCGTTGCTCTCCCTCTTTTTTCCTTGCTTTTTGTCTGATATTTTCTGCAGATAATCCAGCGGATCGCCCTTCAAGTCCTTGATTGCTACAAAACAGATCGCTGCGAGCAGTGATTCAAGTCCGTGCGGGTATTCCTTATAGATTTTTGCCATCCGTGCATACTGTGGCTTGGTGAGTGGCCTTCCGCTAACCGCTGCCATGAAGTCTCCAACCGCCCCCGACTTATTTCCGACGCCGACGATGTGCGCAACCCACTCTGGGAGCGTCCTGCCAGCTATTCCTTGACTGTTCGTGCGTCGCGTAGCCCCGGAATCATTGTCTTGAGCACTTTTCGCTCTGGTAGAAGTTGTGGATGGCTTTCCCATTTGTCGCAAACCTCCTTGTACTCACACGTCGCATGCGCCCATGACGAAGGATTAGGGTAGACGCCCTTTTCCTGCGCGTCAAGGAACGCCCTCACCGAGATATAAAGCTTATCTAGCGCATCCTGACCCCTACGAGTGACCCTGCGGTCAACATTGGGGGATTTTGCACTCTTGCTGATGATGTTGAACGTGACCTCTGGGTCATGATCAAAATTGTCCCGAACAGCAAGCACATAGGCGGTTGCCTGAATATCGCCATGCTCGCGACCCTCCTCCCACTTCCTCGATGCAGTCTTATGCTCAACAACATCCTTGTTCGTGGTGATCATGTCAACCTGCGCCTTCAACTTGATCGGCAGTTTACCAAGGCGGCTGTGTTTGATCTCTGCATACATCGTGCGCTCAACGGCATGGGCAACCCAGGGATCTCCCTCCGTAAGTGCCGCACGTAGCATCTCCTGCCCCATGGCTTGCTGACCAATCGGATCAGCATCTTTTTCCGCCATCCAGTCAACTTTCTGTGATTCCTGCGCGTAGGTCAACTTATAGGCATCGTATGCCTTCCCAAGGTCGCCAGTCTTCTTGCCGCCAGCAATCGGCTCATACCAATTCTGGAGACCAGAATGGACTGATGTACCAAGCGCAAAGAACGGAGTCGTCCTGTCCGTCCAGAGTCCAAGTCGGTACTTGTACCACCAGCGGAGTGGGCAAGAGAGAAACTCCCTTAGCTCACTGACGCTGACGTACTCTGGATGCCGCTCGTCGTATCTGATCAACTCCATCAGGCGAACTTCGCGCGCTTATTCTTCCAAGCGCTTTGAAGAACCTGTCGCTCGCGATCAGTCATATCTAGACCAGAAATATCCTGACCAACCCTCTGCAACTCGTTTGCATCAGATGCGGCCTGAATGGCATCAAGCCAGTTCAAAACAATTGGAGTCTCTTCAATGTCAACATCTGCAAAGATTTCCTTGGCAGCTGCAACGATTGGATCTGCCTTTGGTGCAGCACCGCTCTTGGCACGAATCTCATCACCAGAGGCAACCTTCTTGGAAGGAAGACCGGCCATGACCAGCGCACGACCAGCAGCGCTTGTCTCGGTATTCTCCAGCTCTGAACCGCGCGTGTATGGCGTGCTTCCGGGGATTGCCATTGAGGCGTGACCGATACCTGCTGGCTTCTCATCAACCGTCTCGCCGCGGAAGACCTGCGCCTTCATCACGACAATCTTGTCGGTGAGCTGAACAAGCTCCGTCTCAATGCGCGCATTGGGATACGCGTCGTACCACGCCTTGATGCGGTCTGCTACCTCAACGTAGTCTGCCGCGAATGCCTTGCGCTTCTCTGGCGCTGCGCTATTTCCATAAGCCATCTCTTTTACCTACCTTTCTTAAGCTCTGCGGCTCTGCGCAGATACTCACTAAACAATTCCTCCTCGGCAACCCCGAGAAAGTCGCTAATCTTAGCCCTCATCGGCTGGCTCATCTTCACATGTCCGAATCGCAGGTCCCGAAGGTACTGCGGATGACACTCTAGGTATTTTGCCACCACATCGTGAGGAATGCAAGAGTCGTCAATGATCTGCCAGATGTGCGCGCATGTCGCGCGCTGCATAAGGCGCCATTCCCTCCCCTTCTCCCCACTAAGTTTAGACACCTACCGTATTAATGTCATCCGGAGAACGCAGCCATTCCTCACATGCAAAGCTAATGCCGCGATCCACCCAAAGCCTACCCTCTGAGTCAAGGATTTCCCCTGAGTCAGCAAGCTCAGCCTCAAGAAGTTCGTGGGCATCGGCAACGACGGAGAGCAGAAGACTTTCTTTTTCTGCTGCTTGATTATGGCCCAGTGTCGTTGCGACAGGATGTGACTCCAGTGCGGCAACAAACACCGACCGACCGCGAAGCTCCAACTCAATCTCTCGAGTTTCTGTCACTTCTTTACCTTTCCAAGAATCTGATACACACGCTGGCGGCTAATCCCGAGTTTCCCCGCGATGTCCACCATTGTCATTCCAGAATCTTTTAGTGCTTGGATCTCGCTCGCCCGGATTTCAAGCGATGCAAGAGCCGAAGTGGAGCGGTGTTTGTGGTTGCACCACCAGCACCGAGCAGCCTCAGGCGACGTGACCTGCTTTCCGCAATTCACGCAATTTGCCATTTGGTCGCTCCTTCCATCTTCATGACCACATTCTAGGGGGCTCCCATTGACATGTCAAGGGGAGAGAGACCTAGGGCTTCTCCTTGTAAAACTTTTCAAGATATTCGTTAAGGACTGGGCGCCAGACCCTAGACTGTTCCGTCTTCATTCTGTGGTGGAGCCCGCACAGGGATACAAGATTTTCGGGGATTGATGGTCCACGCTTTCCGAGCCCAGAGCCGTTGACGTGGTCAAGCTCTAGTCCGAATCGGTCTGATGGGCCGAACTGCGTGCCACAGCGACCGTACATTCCAATCCTTGGTCCGACGCACCCGCCGTCCCGCTTTAAGACCTCTTGGGCAACGCCAAGGGTCACTGGGTCCTTGTGGCGGATTGTCCTCTTGATGCGAGATCTTTTCACTGGCGACTCTTGAGATAATCAACCAGCTTGTCTAGCGGACGCAACAACCGCTTGGGAGCGAAATAGAAGTCGTCTTCTTTCTGGCGGTATTTGTCAAACTTGCGCTCCACAGACCATAGACTTGGATTGGCAGTTGACATCGCAAGCATCTTCTTGGTTTTCTGGCTCACGAACACATAAGCAATTGGGCGCTTGCTCTTGCCATTGAATCCGCTATAGGTATCAACAATGATCCGCTCTAGGGGCCAAGACTCTGGGTCCTCACCAAACTCTTGACGGACAGACTTGACCTCAAGAATGTCGCCATTTGAAAGGATGATGTCCTTTTCGTTCTTGGTGAATCTTGACCACTTATTCGAGTCGTGCTCAATCTCTAAATCTGGGACCGTGCACTCAATCCCGCGACTTCTTAGGTCTCCCGCCACGTAGTAGTTGTACCCGTGACCTTCTCGATACGCCTTGAAGTAGTCGTGACTCATCAGAGCCTCCCTTCCTTTCATTTCCTTTCTCAGCCGCCATCACGCGACAAGGAAGACAATAGCACGGTTGGGTGTGATATGTCTTCTCCGCGGCCACGAGTTAGCTCTTTCGCTCTCGTGCCTCAACTTGGCGCATGATCTTATTTGACCAAGCAACCCCAGGATCTCCGCCCCAGAGCGCCCATGCGATACGACCAGCCGACGGGAACCCGTCCTGTCCGGGCTTAAATCCTTCACCCTGCTTGTCAACCTCGTGTCGCGCAAGAAAGGCGCGCATCTTGCGAACGCGCGGGATCGTCATCGTGTTGCTGATGAGCATGCGTGCGGTTGTCTGGCCTGGCCCAATCCCGCCGCGACCGAACTCACGTCGCCAATCAAGACCTCGCTT